ACATAGAGGTCTACCCCAGTTCCCTGGTGTTAATGCCCCGCACCTTGCAAGTGGTGTACAGCCGTGATGATTACTGTTTGTTTGCCGTCTTCCCGACGGGTGTGCTGTGAATGTTAGCAGCATTGTTTTTTGTTTGCTACATTTTGGTGTAAGATTTTTTTGATGGGTACTCGCCGTAATGTTTCGCCAGCGGATAAGGCACGTTTTTTTCAGGCTATAGCGGCAGGTTCATCAATTTTGGATGCTTGTCGTATTGCTGGGATTCATGTTAATACTGGGTCGAGGTGGTTGAAGAAATCGAAGTTGGCTCAAGCAAAGCGGGTTGAGGCGGAGTTTGATGTTAGGAAACATACTCGTGACCAGGGTGGTGTTCAGAGGGATGCGGATAATGATTTGGGTGCAGCAGCCGAACTGCCGCCTGCGGTTCCGTTGGATAGGTTGTGTGCTGAGGCTAAACGTGGTTTAGAGGATTTTGATTTTTTTAGGAAATACTATTTGGGGCGTGTCCCTTCGCCGTGGCAGGTGGAAGCAGCAGTAACTTTGGTGCAGTTGCTAGAGGCGGAAGATAAAGAGTTTGTTTGTTTGAATGTCCCACCTGGGGCTGGTAAATCTACGCTGTTTCATGATGTGGCGGTGTGGGCGATTGTGCGTAATAGGGCTATTCGTGTGATGATTGGGTCTATTTCGCAGGCTATGGCTAAACAGTATTCGAGGCGTATCCGTGAAACCTTAGAGAGACCTGCACCTATTCAGCCTGACCCAGAGTTGGTGAAGAAAGGTTTGGCGGTTAACGCCGAAGGATGCCTTTCTATTGACTACGGCAGGTTCAAACCGTCCGATAAAGGTGCACTTTGGCGGGCAGATGAGTTCATTGTTGAACAATATGATGGCAACGGGTTAGATAACAAAGAACCAACCGTCAGGGCGTACGGTATTGACGCCGAGTTCATTGGTCATCGCGCCGATTTATGTTTATTTGACGACGTTGCTTCTACCGAGAACTGTCGGGAGTCTGTTGCCCGCGACAAACTACTCGAAAGATGGGATTCGATGGCTGAAGCACGCTGCGACCCAGGTGGTTTGCTTGCAGTAATTGGTCAACGGCTTGGTTCGGGTGACTTGTATGCGCATTGTTTAGCGAAAGTTACTTACGATGTTGAAGAAGAAGACTACGATGGGTCCGATGTTACATTGCCTGAACACGTTGCAAATAAAGAACCCACAAAGTCATCGAAATATAAACACATTATTTATCAGGCATACTACCCAGAGTTGGATAGTGGTCCTGCTTCACGAAAAACCTCTGCCCCCGCGTACCCTAACGGACCTTTACTCGACCCTAAACGGTTATCGTGGAAAGATTTATCGTACCTGCGGTACAACTCCCCCGAAAAATTTAGGGTAATTTATCAACAAGAAGATTTAGCGGGCGACACATATCTGATTGACCGCACCTGGATAACAGGCGGCGTCGGAACCGACGGTGTTCTATATCAGGGTTGTGTTGATAGTGAACGCCAACATGGAACTATTCCTCCTGGGTTGGTTCCGCCAGTTATTTCGATAGTTGCAGTAGACCCGTCACCCACCCAGTTTTGGGCTTTGATTTGGATACTGTATCAACCAACAACCAATCTGTATTACGTTATTGATATTGAGCGTGTCAAACTCACCGCCGAAGAACTCCTCGGATACAACACCACCACAAGCCAATACTCAGGAATCATGGAAGAATGGCAAAACAGGTCAATGTCCCTCGGCTACCCGATATCACATTGGGTAGTAGAAATCAACGCAGCCCAAAGATTCCTGTTAGCACACGACTTCGTACGCAAATGGCAAGCCCTACACGGAGTCAACGTCCTACCACACACCACCACCCGAAACAAACTCGACGAAAACATGGGAGTAGAAGCCCTACTACCACCGTTGTTCCGTTCAGGTGCGGTACGTTTACCGACAATGCGTGCGAACTGGAAAACGTTGGCAGCCGCAGACGAACTCGCTAAATGGACCCGCGACAAAAAAAATGGTACAGACATCGTGATGGCATTATGGATGGCGGTACTCAACCTGCCTAACCTAACGAACATGAAACTGCCGCCACGCCAATGGCGTCCAAGTTGGTTGCTGAAATAGTGTATATTGGACGGTAAGCGTCTAAAAAATTGAAAGCGTGCTGGATGAAAACTGTAGAACAAATAGTTTCGTTATACAACTCACGAGAAGAAACACAAGGACCTGTACTCGCACAAATGCGACGAGTCCGCGACCTCGCAAACGGCGACGTAATCGTACCACTATCAGAACTTGACCGCAACGCACGAACAAACGTAGCGAACCTACTTGTACAAGGATTAGACCAAACATCGATGCGCGTCGCATCAACAATGCCGATGCCATACTTTCCGCCAATCAAAGAAGGCAACGAACGCAGCAAAGATTACTCGCGCACAAGACGCAAAGCAATGCTATCAATTTGGGATACAAACAAAATGGATATCAAAATGCGTCGACGCGCACGCCATCTACTTGCCTACTCGTCAGCGCCAGTAATCATCAAACCAGACTTCAAAACACTTGTACCTAAATGGTCGGTACGAAACCCGTTAGACACCTACCCTGCGCTATCAGACGACCCAGACGACCTCATCCCAGAAGACTGCATCTTCACCTACATGAAACCATACAACTGGCTGATAGACAACTACGCGGACAAAGTAGTAGGCAGACTCCGCATGGGCAAAGTCCGTTTCGACACCCAATACAAAATTTTGGAATATGTTGACGCCGACGAAATCGTTATCTGTGTGATGGGCGCAGAAAACTCTGCGAACCTCACAGCAACAGAACGAGCAGGCATCGAAGTAATCGAACTGGAACGCATACCTAACAGAACCAATATGCCGTTAGTAATCATCCCGAAACGAATCTCACTTGACATGCCACGCGGACAATTCGACGGTGTAATGGGAATGTACTACACACGTGCCCGTTTGCAAGCGCTCACAGAAATTGCTATCGAACGCGGCATCTTCCCAGACGAATATCTTGTTGCACGCCCAGGTGAAAACCCAGAAATTATTCAGATGGCTGAAGGCAAAACAGGACAGTTAGGTGTAGTCAAAGGCGGCGACATCCAACAGTTGCAAACAAACCCAGGCTACAAAACCGATGTTGCATTAGACAGACTTGAACGACAGGAACGACTTGAGGGTGCTATCCCTGCAGAGTTCGGTGGCGAATCAGGCACAAACATCCGCACAGGTCGCAGAGGCGAATCAATCCTGTCGGCAACCGTTGACTTCCGTGTACAAGAAGCCCAAGCAATCTTCGCACAATCATTGATGGAAGAAGACAAAGTTGCTATCGCAATTGAAAAATCTTATTGGGGTGCGAAAGAAAAATCGTTCTTCATCGCAGGAAGAAACAGCGTCGGCAAAGTAGACTACGTACCAAACAAAGTTTGGGAAACAGACTTCCACTACGTCAACTATCCGTCATCAGGCGCAGACGTCAACGGACTCATCGTAGGACTCGGACAACGACTCGGAACAGGGCTAATGTCAAAAGAATCCGCACGAGAAGCAGACCCGCTAATCACAGACCCAGAACTAGAAAAAGACCGCATCACAGCCGAATCAATGGAAGCCGCACTCCTGTCCAGCATCCAAGCACAAGCAGCAGACCCAAGCGGACCATACCAACCAGACGACCTTGCCTATCTCACAAAACTTACAGTAGAAGAAAACGTCCCACTTTACGAAGCGGTACGCCGAACCAACGAACGTGCACAAGAACGTCAAGCAACAGCAGTTCCAGCAGGCGCACCAGAAGCACAACCAGGATTAGCAATACCAGGTATGGGTGCAGAAGCACCACAACAAGGTGGACCAGCAGGAATCGAAGGACTACTCGCATCGCTTGGCGGTCCGCAAGCAGGAGCATCAGCACAACCAGGGACACCAGGTGGTGTACTTAGCCTCGCAGGGAGATTAGGTTAATGGCAAAAC